GCTCGAGCCGTAGCAGCACGAGCGGTAAACTTTACTACTAGTTCTGGCGCGTTTGATGGGGGCTGGTATCAAGGAGCAGTAGGCTCGATAGATGCAGCCTATGTAATGTTAGGGCCTTACATAGATTATAAATATGAGCAATATCAATCCTTGGGAGAGAACTTTTTTAGGTATACTCATCGAAAAGCGAAATTTGATTATACGAACCATACTTTAGGTACAATCGCCACTTATAGTAATGGTGACTTACAAAGGGGTTCTAGTGTTTTTACTAGAACACATACAGGACAGAAAACAGAAATAATGGGGTATATAGTATGATAAAAGTAATTATGGTAATGGATAACGGAGAAATTAACTCCGTTTGCACTCCCTCAGAAGATGATATGTACACAGACGGACAAAGGTATGGAGATTGTATAGCGCATATCGTTCCTTACGATACAGATACTTGGAATATAGAAAAATGGTATTGGGATGGGACTGAGTTTAAAAAAGACAAACCTGTGTACCCAGGACCGTGGTGCTACTGGGAAAACAATGCTTGGGTCCTTGATAGAGAAAAACTAGATGCAGAGATAAGAGGTCGGAGAGACACGAAACTATTTAACTCTGACTTTACTCAACTAGCAGATGCAGTATTACCCGCAGGAACAACCTTAGCAGAGTGGCAAACTTACAGGACAGCATTGAGAGACGTTCCTGCGGCCAACTCAAGCGTCACAGATTTAGATAATATAGTGTGGCCTACTCAACCTAGTTAGTGACCTTCCTTAACAAGGAGGCCCTCCTTAACAAGGAAGCAAGAAATAATCTCATGAAACGTCTGTACGCTAAGTACGGGTTCAGAGAAAGTAAAAAAGGCACCCTACTCAACATTTCAGTCTGAGCACTCAAAAAAAGTTCTTGACAATTTGCTTTATTCGTAGTATACTTCTAAAAATTAAAACCACATATAGGTAACACATGAAAAAGATATTACTTCCATTACTTTTAGCGTCTTCGTTAGTGTATGCACAGGATGATACTACTGTAACACCTGGAGACGTAATTACTACTGATAGTACAACGAGAAGTGACGTAAATAGTACATCAACTACTACGTTAAAGTCTCCACCACCTTCGGCAATTACACCGACGATGAATATATCAAACTCGGACTTATGTACAGTAGGAGTTGCGGGTGCAGTACAGACTCAGATACTGGGTATCTCCATGGGTACTACTATGAGAGATATGAATTGTGAAAAGCTGAAGAATGCAAAGACTCTTTACGATATGGGCATGAAAGTCGCAGCAGTATCAGTAATGTGTCAGGACAAGCGTGTATTTGATGCAATGTTAATGGCAGGAACACCTTGCCCTTATGATGGTATGATCGGCGAAGATGCAAAAGCTGGCTGGGAAACTCATACTGCAGAGCAGCCTGTAGAAGAAAAAGAAGAGGAGAGTATGGATGAAACTACTAAACAGACACTTTGGGCTACTGGCGGTGTCGCTAGTCTGCTCCTCTTACTCCTACTCTGAAGAAGTTTACGGCAGCACTACAAATGCTGCTAACTTTGGTTATAACTGGGTAATGCAAAACATTCTTCCGCAGCAAGCTGGTCTTACTGTGGGGAATGTTATTTATCGTTATACGGCAGTGAAAAATATTGATGATCCAATGCTCGTCCATGTACAGAACGAGAATGCTTTAGGAGATGGTTACATATTTCGAGAAACAGATGATTGGTCTGGACTTCAAGGTAACACAATCTATAAAGCAATACCTGTAGGAGATATTCCTATAGACTACTGGGGCAACGGCTCTATCGAGATCGAAGGCATAGGAAGTGTGTTAGATCCCTCCGTAGTTTATACTTATAGGTATGATACATGCTTTGACCCACAGACAGATCCTTCTTGTGAAGGATACCAAGAACCTTACGTTTTAGCAGATATACTGCCCCAAGAGTACGTAGATCCGCAGCAAGAAGAGTTCTTACGTTTGGAGATGGAAAAGCAATATAAGCTCGATCAACAAAAAGAACAAGAAGAGTACGATCGCAAACAAAGAAAAAAGAAAGTCAAAGTAGACCTCCAAAAGATGTTAGGAGGCTTAAACGCTTCAGCAATGTCAGAGGCTGCTAGTCTACAAGAGCAAGCCTTATTTGCAATGAATTTTATACCAGCTTCTTATAAGTCTGCTCTCAAGGGCGGACAGTATGAAGATGTACCGATGTTGAAAGATGGATTTATACCCAATAATAAAAAAGCTTTGCGGTTAGGTTTAGCCCAACAACGCAAACATGAAGAAATGCTAGATCTCCAATATGATAAATAATTATCAACAGGGTGCTTAACAGCACTAGGAACTATTTAAACTATGAAAAATAAACTAATTATACTAGCCACCATAATGGCCGCTCCCGTACTAGCGACAGCAACCACTCCTATTTCAGGTACCGTAGCCTCTAAATGTATTGTTACAACAGACACAGATGGTGTTTATGGTAACCCCTCCGCAACTAAACTAACCACTGTTAGCTCTGAAGGCGGAGTACTCCCTATCATTCGCTATGATATTATTACAGCGAATGCTTATAATGCAAGAATTTCAACTCCAATTAGTTTTACTTCCAGCCCTTCTTTAGCCGGGGATGTTGTTAATTGGACAGGTTCTACTGTTGCCAACCAAATGTCAGATGCAGGTATGTCCGTATTTAATACAAATAAGGTAGTATATAATAATACTACTGAATTTCCTTTAAGTATTGCAGGAAGCGTATGGTTTGATATATCTTCTGAAGCAACTTACGGGTATAACAAAGCATTTCCTGCAGGATCATACTCAGCAGTTGTAACAGCGGAGTGTATCGCCCAGTAATGAGAATGCTTATTATATTGGTTTTAGTCTTTACCGGTGGGTACGCAAGTGCCCACCAATGGACGCCAACATATCCAAAGCTTAAGCCGTCTCACATTGTTGGAATATATACCACCAAAATGGAACTGTTCAATGCTAGAAAAGAAATAAGTTATTATTCCATTGGAGTGTTTGATAAAGACTGGAAGAAGGTACCTTTTGTTTCAACACCTTCTCTCCTAAAAGTACGACACCTCGACAAGAAACTTGTAGAGATTTATTTACATAAAAGAGATACAAAGAGAGCGCACTATATCTGTTCCAAGTCAAAGATATTAAGTAGCGTGCGAGACCCTTCAATTATAGCATCGAGGATTTGTTCAAAGATCAAGTGATATTATGAAAAATTTGTTAATAGTAGTACTAGTGTGTATGGGCTTCAGGGCTTGGGGAGAGTCGAGTTCCTTAAATTTGAATTTGCCAAACTCTCCTCAAACTTATGCTTCTGATAGGATTCGTGCAGGAAACTTTGAATGCCAGAATGCGATCGGAGCGGCAACTAATTTTGAGTTTGGAGTGGTTGGTTTTCTAAACAATAATACTAATACTAGTAATCCTTATAATGACGTATACAATAATAATCCTAGCGAATTTATAATGGCTCCTCAAAACCAAGTCTCAGATGTGGGAGTATACGCTAAGATAAATATTCCCATCGGTGGACCGAAAGAACGTATCAACTGTAACTCACTGTATGAGTTAGAACTCCAAGTTAAAAGGATGGAAGTTGAAAAGCTAAAGCAAGAGATCAAGAATCTCAGGAATTTAAGTTTCGTAGATGAAATTGAGGTAGTGAAATAATGGCAGAATTTGAATTTGGAGGCATGACCTTCAAAGGTGGAAAAGCAGTTGTACTGCTTACAGCATTATCAACACTAGGTGGGGCGGCATGGGCCGGGTTCCAGTTTTATGACGACTATATGGATATGAAAGAAGTTATCGCCAATATAGATACTGGTGCAATCGAAGCACGTAATGATCAGATAGAACTAAAGCTTGATGAAGCAATTGAGTATACCCGTGATATTAAGTCTGGACTAAGAGACGATATTATTTCAATCGAAAAGCAAGCAGATAGAGTAGAGGATCAAGTTCGTGACTCAGAAGAGAAAGTACGAGTAATGATCGATAAAGCAAATGACAGATTCGAAACTAAACGTGACTCTTTAAAATCCGATACGGACAGAGACATGAAAGAATTAGAAGACCGTCTTACCAAGAAACTGCAAAGAGCACTTGATAATCCCCTTGCAGACTAACCTGAGAAAAAAATCTCTTGACAACCAACCTCTATTTGAGTATAATTTGAACCATGGCAAAAGAACTAACTACAATTTCTCCTGAAGGACTAGAGATAGCGAATAGTTATCTACAGTACGGCAACATTCGCGGTGTATGCGAGTACCTTCAGGTATCCGAATCACAAGTAGTAGATGTGTTGAATAAGCGAGAAGTAAAGAAATACATTGATACTGTATATTTAGATATGGGATACCGAAACAAGAACAACATCGGTTCCTTATTAGACGAGATGATCGCATCTAAACTCGAAGAAGCCCAGGAATCTGGCGTCTACTCTAGTAAAGACTTAGCTGATCTATTACAAATGGCTCATAAAATGCGTATTGACGAGATCAAGGCGCAGGCAGATCTTGCTAAAGCCGAAGGAAGCAACATAAAAAACCAAACCAATGTACAGATTAATGAGTCTGTACCCTTCGGTCAGGGTAATTATGGCAAGCTCATGGAAAAACTACTCAATGGCAACGACGCAACCTAATACTCAAACCCCCTCAGACGTTAACTGGAACGCTGATACCACTGAACGGTTTCATGATTCTGTTCGTCAAATTGATCATGTCGCTTCAGATTTAGCGATTCATGAAGCTCAGTGCGAAGAAAGATGGAAGACTACGTTTACAAGACTCGATGCAATAGACGGGACTTTACAAAAGATGGACGGCCGTATGTTATCAGTAGGTGGAACCATTATAATGTTCCTAGCAGGAGTAATAGCAGCACTTCTTAACATGGGTGCCTGATGTTATTAGAGATCGCCGCAGCTAATGCGGCTTTCGGTATTATAAAGGAAGCACTTACTAACGGTAAAGAACTATATGAAGTTGCTGACACTGTAGGCTCATATTTTGACAACAAGTCAATAATAGCAAAGAAAGCAAAACAAGGTGGCAATGGCGACGAACTTTCAGCCTTTATGGAATTACAAAAACTAAAGAAAGAAGAAGAGTGGTTAAAAGAATACATGATTTATGAAGGCGATCCCGGAGTGTGGGATGCCTGGCTTCAGTTTCAGTCTGATAGAAAAAGGCAAAGAGAAGCAGCTGCAAAAGCGAAAATATATAAGAAAGCTCAAAAAAATAAACTTATAGTTCAATGGCTCACGTGGGGCTCAGTAGTGGCAGTAACAATACCGTTAATATTTTTTGCAATAGTAATGGTTATTAGTATGCTCTAAATAGGAGATAGTATGAAAAAGCCAAAAAGAAAGCTGCCAAAACGCGGGCAAAGAGCTGCAGGTAACAAGCGGCGTAGGGGAAAGAAATGATTGAGATTTATCAAAAGCGTGATATATGGTACGTTAAAGAAGAAGGAAAAGACTTAAAAACCTTTAGCAGTGAAGAAGACGCAAAAGCATCTTTGGGCTATAAAGAACCTGAAGAAGAAGAGTATTGTGTATGCGAGGACTGTGATTGCGATCCTTGTGAATGCGAGGAGGATTAGTCCGTGGCCGTAAAGAAAAAGAAAGACTCTCGATTAAAGAGAGCAAAAGTAAAGGGCTATAATAAGCCTAAACGCACCCCCGGACACGCAAAAAAGTCACATATTGTTGTGGCAAAAGTAGGTAATAAGATTAAGACTATTCGCTTCGGCCAGCAGGGAGCTAAAACGGCAGGGAAGCCGAAGGCCGGTGAGTCCGCAGCTATGAAAGCAAAAAGAAAAAGCTTCAAAGCACGGCACGCCAAGAATATAGCTAAAGGCAAAATGTCTGCGGCATATTGGGCAAATAAAGTCAAATGGTAGATAAAGAGTTTCATCCAGCAGATACTAACGGGGACGGTAAAGTCTCCGATGCAGAAGAAGCAATGTACCTTGAAGCAAAACGTAAGGAACTAGAAGATGCAGATGCAATGCGAGATGCACAACGTAACATGGCATGGTTCGCTTTAGCCGGAATGTTACTTTATCCTTTTGCAGTAGTATTAGCCAGTCTTGTAGGTCTAGACGAAGCGCAGAAAACCTTAGGGTCAATGGCACCTACTTACTTTGTATCGGTAGCCGCAATTGTAGCGGCATTTTATGCCAAGGAAGCAGTAGGAGGGAAGAAATAATGAGCTTATACGCCAATATCAACAAAAGAAAAAAGAGCGGCAAGAGTAGGACAAAAAAGAAATCTACTATCTCTAGGAAAGCATACTCTTTTATGAAAGCAGGCTTTAAGAAAAAGAAAAAAAGTAAAAAGAAGGGGAAGAAATAATGGAAATGTTAATTGATTTAGCAATGACCTTCTGGCAGTGGACTGTACTAGGCGTACTTGTTATAATTGGATATATCGTAAATAAGTGCGATAAAGAAGTAGAAGACTTAATTCAGTTTAGCTACCCTGAGATGCCAAAGATGCAACCATTACCAATAGCAACAAAAGATAAAGGTTTTTTTAAAGGTATCTTAATGTGGTTGATGGGTAGTCGTAAGTGGGTTATCTGCGAAGACTTCCATTATAGTATTAGTGGTGTAGAGTATAAAGTTCCTGCGGGGTTTGAGTTCGATGGAGCGTCTGTTCCTAAGTTTCTAGCAACATTCCTATCTCCTGTTGGAGTACTGTTAATGGGTGGCTTGGTACATGACTATGGTTATAAGTATGCTACTCTTATGAAGAAAGATGGAACTACTATTGGATACCGCGACCAAAAACACATGGACGGACTATTCCGTGATATTTGTATTGAAGTAAATGGTTTTAAAGTATTAAACTACCTTGCATACTGGACACTGCGTCTTGCAGGTTTCGTAGCTTGGAACGGACATAAAAAGAGAGGTACACAACATGAAATATCTTAAAGTACTAGTAAAAGAACGCACATCTTGGGATGGTGCTATGCTAATTGGAATTTGCGGTTCAGTAATACTGTTCGGCGGCTTAGCAAAACTAATGGCCTGGATTGGTTTAGGCTACGGAATCTGGACACTACTGAAAAAAGAAGATTAATGTATGGCAGTTGAAGTAAGTCGCAGAGATGTTATCTCTGATGAAATAGTTGAATTAGGATCTGAGGCAAAGTTCTTGAAACTTCCTATAGGCCCATATCTGGATCTATTGAACGTCAAACCGTTACCTTCGCAGATAGCAATTATCAACGCGATTAACAATCCAAAGTACCGTTTTGTCTCTGCCGCCGTCTCTCGTCGGCAAGGCAAAACATACATTGCCAACATTATTGGACAGCTCGTGTCTTTAGTGCCTGGCTCTAACATTTTAATTATGTCACCCAACTATGCTTTGTCTCAGATCTCTTTTGATCTGCAAAGAAACCTAATTAAGCACTTCGACTTAGAGGTTACAAAAGATAACGCAAAGGACAAAGTTATCGAAATCTCTAATGGATCTACTGTAAGAATGGGCTCGGTTAACCAAGTCGATTCTTGCGTAGGTAGATCTTATGACCTTATCATCTTTGATGAGGCAGCACTCGCTGACGGCAAGGATGCCTTCAACGTTGCACTTCGACCCACTCTCGACAAAGAAAACTCAAAAGCAATATTTATTTCCACGCCACGGGGTCGGAACAACTGGTTTTCTGAGTTTTTCTATCGTGGGTTCTCAAAAGATTTCCCAGAATGGTGTAGCATACGAGCAACTTATAGAGACAACCCTCGTATGTCCGAATCTGATATAGCAGAAGCACGTAAGTCTATGTCAGACGCAGAATTTAAGCAAGAGTATGAAGCTGACTTTAATACTTATGAAGGTCAGATATGGAAGTTTAACTTTGAGACTCAGGTGAAAGACTTATCTCAGCTAGACACCTCAAAGATGGACGTGTTCGCAGGTTTAGACGTAGGATACAAAGATCCCACAGCATTGTGTGTAATTGCATACGATTGGGACGCAGGAAAATACTACTTAGTAGATGAGTACCTTAACGCAGAAAGGACAACCGAACAACATGCTATTGAAATACAGAAACTTATTGATCGTTGGGATATTGATTTTATTTATATTGACTCAGCTGCTCAACAAACAAGGTTCGATCTCGCGCAGAATTATGGCATCTCCACCATTAACGCTAAGAAGTCTGTATTGGACGGAATTGGTCATGTATCAAGCCTCGTTGACAATGACAACCTTTACGTCGATCAACAGTGCAAAGAGTCCCTCATTTGTTTAGATTCTTATCAGTGGGATCCTAACCCAAACTTAGCTCGTGAAAAACCTAAGCACAATATGGCTTCTCACATGGCAGACGGTTTAAGATACGCACTCTATTCATTTATAACTGCATCCGTATCCTTCTAGCGATACCTGTTCAAAAATAGTTATTGACAAGTGACCCTAAAGCCGCTATAATTCTTCTAATGAAAAATCGGGAACCCAAAAGCAAATGCCTAAGCTAAAACGTGATGTTGTAAAGTATGTACGAGATAAGGCAAAGTCTGGGTATAAGAAAGGCTCCTCGTGCGAGATTTGTAGTGAAACTGAACAGCTTGATTTTCACCACTACTATAGTTTAACCCCATTACTTAATCAGTGGTTAGCAAAAAACAAACACGATCCTGAGTATATACAAGCACTACGGGATGATTTTATAGAAGAGCATCATGCTGAGCTATATGACCACACGGCTACATTGTGTCATACTCACCATTTAAAGCTTCACTCAATTTATGGTAAAGACCCTGCGTTAGTTACTGCTAAAAAACAAATGCGTTGGGTACAGATTCAAAGAGAAAAACATGGCTTGGTATAATAATATCCTAGGAAGAACCGAAAAGCTAAATCCTGCGCAGTTTCATGACGTTGCGATAAAGGAAAGCTCGCGAGAGAATACTCTTAGCTATGAGCGTGCTTATGAAGAGCTGGAAATTGTAAATCGCGGTGTAAACATGATCGTAGATGATGTTGCTGAGATTCCTACTCTTGTTAAGCCTAACACAAATACTAAAGGCGTTATCAAAGGCATTAAACGATCTAAAGTAGAGACTCTACTTAATCGAGAGCCTAACCCTTATCAAGATATTAACTCTTTTCGTAGAAACTTAATTACTGACTTTCTTATTGACGGTAATATCTTTATTTACTATGATGGTGCTCATATGTATCATCTACCTGCCGATAAAGTAACAGTACATGCAGACGAAAAGACCTTTATCTCTCACTACTCTTTGCTAGATATAGACTATACTGTTGATGAGATTATTCATGTTAAAGAGAACTCTTTTCACTCTATTTACCGCGGTGTTCCCCGTTTAAGTCCTGCAGCGCGTACTATGAATCTTATTCAATCTATGCGTAAATTTCAGGATAACTTCTTTAAGAACGGTGCAGTTCCAGGACTTGTACTCAAGTCGCCTAACACCCTTTCTGAAAAAATCAAAGACCGCATGATCTTAGCTTGGCAACAACGCTATAGACCAGATGCTGGTGGTCGAAGACCTCTCATCTTAGATGGTGGTATTGAAGTAGACTCTATTACAAACGTAAGTTTTAAAGATTTAGATTTTCAAAGTGCAATTTTAGAAAACGAAAAGATTATTTTAAAGGCACTTGGAATCCCTCCAATTCTTTTAGACTCAGGTAACAATGCTAACCTTCGTCCAAATTTACGACTTTATTATTTGGAGACTATACTTCCTATCGTTCGAAAATTAAATTTTGCAATGACAAGATTTTATGGTTTTGAGTGTATCGAAGACATTACAGATATTCCGGCTTTAGCACCGGAACTACGAGATGCGTCAGCTTATTATACTTCACTAGTAAATGGTGGAATTATTACTGCTGCAGAAGCTAGAGATCGCTTAGGGTTTCCTAAGATAGATGGAACAGAAGAAATTAGAGTACCTGCAAACATAGCAGGTTCCGCAGCTAACCCCGACGAGGGTGGCAGACCAGTTGAGGAGACTGAAGATGAATAGTAATAAAGTAAAAAGATTTAAAGCAATCAAGCTGTTAGCAGCTTTTTATGCACAAGAAAAGAAAATACACAGCGAAGTAGAGTATATTGCTTTAGGCCACCGCCAGCCTGTTACAGGTGCTACTATTAAGTATATATTTGGTGGATATCCTGGTGTAATGACTATGCTTAAACAAAGCGCATTTTGGAGTGACCTTGAGCAATATACTAAGGTTGCGCCTATTAAGAAGCCAGAAGCTGCAAAGCCTACGGTTGAAGCACCAAAGCCTGCACCTAAGGCAGCGGTCAAGCCTGCACCTAAAGTTGCAGTTAAAGAGGGTAAAGATAATGAATAAAATCTTTAATCTTACATCTACTTTTAAAGCACATGAAGAGGATGATGGAAGTGTCATGATTCGTGGAATGGCAAGTACAGCTGACTTCGATCGCGCGGGTGATACTATTTCAGCAGAAGCTTGGCAGAAAGGTGGGTTACAGAATTTTGAAAAAAATCCAATTATTCTATTCAATCATGACTATGATAGACCAATTGGTAGAGCCACAGGTATGAAAGCAGGACCTAATGGCCTAGAGTTAGAATGTAAGATCAGTAAAAATGCCCCCGGCAATGTATCTGAGCTTGTTAAAGACGGTGTTCTTGGAGCCTTTTCTGTTGGTTTCAGAGTCAAGGATGCTGATTATATTAAGGAAACCGACGGATTAATGATTAAGGACGCTGAGTTATTTGAGGTATCGGTTGTTTCGGTGCCATGCAATCAGGCAGCTACTTTTTCGCTCGCGAAGTCTTTCGACTCTACTGAAGAGTACGAAGAATTCAAAAAAACTTTCACTAATCGTGTAGATCTAGCAGGTCAGTCTCTGGCTACGGACGAAGACACTTCTTCAAATATAGCTAGTGACAACACACCTAAAAGCGCGGAACTTATTTCCGCAGATCAGGAGATCAAAATGGACAATCAAAACATCGACTTGGAAGCTTTTGCAAAGAAGGTAGCTGAAGATACAGCTGCTAAAATCGCAATGAAGCAAGCCGAGCAAAAAGCAGCTGATAAAGCTGAAGCTGAGAAGCAAGCATCTTTCGTAGAAGCACAGGACATCAAAGTTAAGACTGGTATTCAGTCTGGCGTTGAAGCTCTTATGGCTGATATGGAGTCAAAAATGGCTGCTAAAGACGCAGACATCGCTGCTATTCTAGCACAGCATAAAGCAGACCTTGACGAGAAATCTGTCGAAATCGAAGCTATGCAAAACAGCAAGAAAAGCTTCCAAAACCGTGGCGGCGATCTAACTAAGTTTGGCAAGGAATTCCTCCATGCTTCTGTACTTGGTAAAATCACTGGCAAAGGCTGGGATACTAACTATGCTCAAGACCTAGCTCAAAAAGCAGGCGTTCAGTTTGACACTAACGCAGCTACTTTAGATACTATCGTTTCAACTACTTTCGAAGAAGAAGTTCGTCTTAGCCAACGTGTTGCTCAGTTGTTTAAAGAAATGCAAGTTAACTCTGGCGCAACTGTACTTCCTTTGATGGATGACACTAACCTTGCAACATTCTCTCCAGGCGGAATTGGCGCTAATGGTATCTTAGAAAACCGTACCCAAGTAGCTGCTAACGAGTTTGAATTGCGTGAAGTAACTGCACTTGCTAAGCGTCTTATCTCTGGTACTTATATCGGTGCTGATACTGACGAGCAAGTTGTTGTAACTATCTTGCCAATGATCTTGTCTGCTCTAGCTCGTGCTCACGCTCGTGCAATTGATGGCGCTTTCACTATTGGTAATGCTTCAATCGTAGGTCTTTGTGGTGGAGCAGGTACTGACGGATCTGGTTCTTTCTTAGCCGCAGATTCTGCTTCTGTAACTGACTTAGCTGTTAACGGTTCTGCGAACCTTACTGCTGCTATGCTTATGTCTGCACGTGGTGAAATGGGTAAGTATGGTATTAATCCTGCTGATGTTGCTTACATCGTCAACATGGAAGAGTACTACAACCTAGTAAATGATCCTGCTTTCTCTGATATCAGTGAAGTTGGTTCTGATATTGCTGCTAAGGTAACTGGTACTATGGGATCTGTTTACGGTTCTCCTGTTGTTATCTCTGATCACTTTGCACGTGCTGCTAACAAGACTGCTGCTATCGCTGTTAACGTTCACAACTACGTTGTGCCACGTTTGAAAGGTGTTGGTATTGAAAGTGAATATGAGACTGCAAATCAGCGTACTGCTATTGTAGCTGCTCAATCACTTGGATTCACCGAGCTTTATGCTGGTGGCGGAGCTGATCTTCCTTCAGTTCGTATTGAATACGCTGCATCTTAATTGTAGAAGAGTAATAAAACTTGGGGGTTCGCCCCCGAGTTTTTACTAATGGACTTATAAACTTATGGCAGACTTAATTACTTTAGAAGACTATAAAGAGGCAGAGGGTATTTCAACTCCGAAAGATGATTTGAAACTCAATGCTATAATTCCGTCCGTGAGTCAATTAGTAAAAACTTATTGTAATAACTCGTTTGTAGACTATAATTCTACAAACAAAGTAGAGTACTTTAATAACCACTTTAGTGTTTCTTCTATTCAACTATCTGAAAGCCCTCTCCTTACTGTAGTTTCTGTAAAAGAGCGGACAGGCATAGCTTCGGCATATAAAACATTAACTGTTAATTCAGACTACTACATAGATCTCGCAACTGACAGTATCTATAGATCTAACGGTTCAAACGGATACACTTCCTACCCTATAGGGCCGGGTGCTGTAGAAGTTACGTATACAGCTGGGTACTCTTCTTGTCCCTCAGACCTGAAACTAGCAGTAATTGACTTAATTACATACTATCACAAGGACGAGCACAAAGAGCGTAAAGTAATGGGCGGAGCAAGTATACAAAACTCTGCAAGCTCTTCTCAGGCAAACAATGTAGCGTTTCCAGATCATATAAAGCGAGTCCTAGACTTGTATAAGAACTTTTAATGCAAAGTAATATCAGAAAAGAACTAGCAGAGGCTTTGTTAAAAGATCTCAGCTCTGATGAGAATAAAAGAACACGTAAAAAGCTACAAAAAGCTAGGCCCCAAGTACTATTTTTAGAGAATCTTAATTTTATTAACGACACCATCAAAGAGCTAGGCTCTAGAGGTCATTTAAATGAAGAGATTAACCTTTTAAAGTTTACTGATGCAGACTTACAAAAAGCTCGCGATGTAGGTGCTAGATTTCAAATTGGTTATGTTACAAGAAATAAGAGATACCCCAAAGGAGCTTCTAATATAGAGAACACTATGGGAGGCCAGCACTTACGCAAAAAGTTTCCTGCTGACTTTAAAAAAGTAAAAGCCGGAAAAGCCTTTATATGCAGTAGCTTTGCTCAAATTGGCAAATGCAAAAAAGAGATAATAGATTTATTCATTAAAACTACTGAACATAATTTAAAAAAAATACGCGCTTCTATAGATAGAGGACACGGAGCCAGCGATGGTTTAGCAGTATCAGGAGTACAGATAGCTCAAGGAATGGGAAGAGCTCAAAAAGCTTTAGGAGACGATGAAGAAGCAAAACAACTTTTTCAGCAAGAGTTTGACTCCTTTGTAAGAGATTCTTTTACAGAAGGTGACTTGAAACTAACAGCCAACGAGGTAAAAGACTTACTAAAGGTCTCTATTGAGTATGAGCAAATAGTAACTCCTTCGGGAAAGATATCAGCTACTTACTTGCCTTTTATTACATTTCAAGATAAGTACACAAATAGAGTGACACATCAAGCTCGCGAAGTAGTAATTAAAAAGGTTGTTGAAAAGTTTTTTCAAAAGCTTGGTGCCGGAGAGTTAGCTTCAATGGAAGGGTCAAGCTCTCTTAGGGATAAGATGATCTCTAAAGCAATAGCTCCTCTTATTAATATAGAGGGAAAAGGCAAAAAGATAAAAGTTAGCTCAAACATAGATCCTCGAAAAGTAAAGTTAAAGACAGGAGGAAAGGTCGGAGTATCACAAGCCGCAGGCGGAGTCGCCGCATTCAGAATAACAAAAGGCAAAAGTGCAAAGACTAAACCTACGGGCAAAGTACAAAAAGCAACATCAAGCAGTTATTCTATAGCGGCTATTATGGGCAATATTAATGCAAAGCTTCCTGGAAAAGTAGCTGAAAACATGGGCAGCCCTGCACTTGAGAAAAGAACAGGTAGGTTTGCGTCAAGCGTAAGAGTAACAGACGTGGCACAAACTCCTCAAGGGTTCAATAGCATAGGATACACTTACATGAAAGAACCTTATAGCGTTTTTGAAACTACAAGTGGTAGTAGGTTCGCAGACGCAAATAGAGACCCTAGGGTCATAATTGATAGATCGATTAGAGAGATCGCCGCAGAGATGGCAGTCGGTAGACTATATACTAGGAGAGTATAATGACAGCTGCAAGACTATATACTTCAAGACGTATGAATATTATAGAGGCTTTAGTTTTAAAGCTGAAAGATATTGATGGGTCAGGCTCGTATCTTATGGACGTCAATGAAAATGTTCATCCTAGTTTAAAGTTTTGGGATGAGATAGAAGAATTTCCTGCAATCCATCTAAATGCAGGATCTGAAACGCGTGACTACCAAGCTGGTGGTTACAAAGATAGGTACTTATCCGTGACTATACGATGTTATGTAAATGAAGAAGATGCACAAAGAGGTCTAAATGCTTTAATGGAAGATATAGAAACCGTTATAGAAGAACAGTCCGCCTTAGAGTATGTAGACGCACAGAATAAATCATATAGCACTCAACAAATCACTATAGTCAGTATAGATACTGACGAAGGTGTACTAGAGCCTTTAGGTATTGGAGAGATCCTTATCGAGGTTCGATACTAGAAAATACTGGCACGAGCAAAAGTTCACGCCCAAGTCTTTTCAAGATACATAGGAGATAAACTATGGCACAACAACTATTTTTTAGTCGCGACACGAAAGTGTACATCGCTAAAGGTGATTTTGTATGGGATCTTCCCGTATTAGATGGCTTTAGCTTTTCACAAGCAACAAACTCAAGCGAAATTACACTAGCAGAAATGGAAGCAAGCGGTGGCGCAAGTCGTCGTGGTCGTAAGCAATTTAACGATTCCTTGGCACCTGCCGAGTGGTCTTTTTCAACTTATGTCCGCCCTTTTAAATCCGCAGGATCAGGTACAGGCGCAGCAGACACTGTTGCAGCTAAAGTTCACGCAGTAGAAGAAATTCTATGGGCTCTTTTTTCAGGACCAGCAGCTTATTCTTCTAGCACGTTTACAGATCAATTTACTGCTGATACTACAACAGGCCAGGAATTCACCACTATTGATTTTAGTGAATCAAACAAAGCTACTTTAGGAACTTGCGATATTTTCTTTGTAGTTGGCGGAGCAAACCGAAAAATATATAAGCTAAAAGACGCAGTAGTTAACGAAGCTAGTCTTGATTTCGATATTGATGGTATTGCAACAATTAACTGGTCAGGTATGTCCTCAGAAATCGTTGACATGACTGGTAGCACTATTACTGCTTCTGGAGCATCTGCGCACCCTGCATATGATGCAACTACTGCAGATAGCACCACTATAGCAGTTGGAGATGTCTGGTTGGATACGAATGACTCACATCGTTTAAGTGTAGTTACCGCTGTACCGAGTTCAGGTGTTATTACTAATACCGGCGCTGTTTATGAAGGTGCTTCGCAGACAACTAACTTTATTCGTAACCGTTTAACTCAGCTTACTGTAACACCTACTACTCGTGATCCTGATTCTGATGGAGTCAACGAACTAGAGGCGAACTACTCTATTACTCTTACTGGTGGTAATATTACTATGAGTAACAACCTTACCTTTATTACTCCTGAAGAAATTGGTCTTGTAAATATTCCAATTGGCCACGTTACAGGAACTCGTTCAGTCTCAGGTTCTATGACCTGCTACTTGAGCAAGGACACTAGTGCAACTAACCATTCTGCAGATCTTTGGGAAGATTTGAAGTCTATCACTAGCGTGGTAACTAACTCCTTCGGTCTTGTCTTTAAGATTGGTGGTATAACAGCAGGACAGCCTCGTTTAGAAGTTAATATGCCTACTTGTCACTTAGAGATTCCAACTCACTCTATTGAAGATGTAATCTCGGTTGAGACTGCGTTCAACGCATTACCGTCTACTATTGATGGAACTAACGAAGCTACTGTTATATACTATCCGAAGCAGTAAAATCGTTACCAGACCAAAAAAAGTTCTTGACAATTTTGGTTGATTAACATATAATATGTAGTATAAAAAGTAGGGGCTTTTCGGAGCCCCTCATTATATCTGGGATAATATATGGCAAATTACAGTTTTTTAAAGGAAGCAAAGGCTTATATAGTCTATGGAACTACTAAGCTCCAACTAGATATGAGTTCTATAAGCTTTAGCCAGACTTTTACAGAAGAGACTCACACTGTAAGAACTTTGCACAACCAGAATAATGTATTTGAAGGGTCTGTTATTAATAAAGCAAATCCTGCAAATTTTGAAATAACTGTAAACCTTCTTTTAGAAGATGACTTAGAAATACTTTTTAATAGGTTGATCGATGTAAACTCCTTTGACTTATACGTTTCAACCGCTGATGATGTATTTAAGTTAGAGACTTGCGTTATAACAAATGGGACGATCAATATCGAGAGATTGCGACCTCTGAGTTTGAGCATATCTGGCGAAGCATCAAAGCTCCTAACCGGACAAGCTACAGAATTTGCTGCTGAAAGTATCACAGTTCTGCGGACTTCCGCGTCCTCTCGTACATACAACTTATCTCCAGATCTCACAGTAGCACTTGGAGGGACTGATATTCACGGTCATTTAGTAAGTATGTCTATAGAACTACAAAATGAGATAGATTGGATACCTTGGAAAACTGTAAATAATGCACTAGTTGCAGGAAATACCATGTACCCCACTCAGTTTAATTTAAAAGGAAAAGTTCTAGCAGGTAACATAACAAGATATTTAAATAGTGATAGTAAGGCAGATGCGGGTATACATGGTATAACACAAAGCCTTCGTATCAAAGCTGGCACTCTTATTAGCAATACTTTTTATGGTATAGACTTAAACACAACGAATTGTTCTTTTACCAATCGAGTAGGCGTAGATACTGCATTTACTCAAAATATTGATTGGAGGATGGTTCAAAATCCCGCGTCTTTAGCAGACGTATTCAAGTACGAAACACAATCTTAAAAGGAAAAATGATGGACTTAAAAAAATTAATGGTAGACACTAAAGCAGTGTGGGTAGACTTTCCAGGTCTTCCAGGCTTTTCTGTTGAAGTGGCTAACTTGTCAAGAAAAGAATTAAACGGCTTAAGAAAACGCTGTACCGGACAAAAGTTCGATAGAAAAACAAGAGCAGTTGTAGAAACTTTAGACGAAGATAAGTTCGTTACAGAGTTCTCACTAGGCACAGTAAAAAACTGGAAAGGTCTAACACTAGATCATCTATCGTCTTTACTGCTCATTGATACTGATAATCAAGACTTATCTAAAGAGCTAGAATATACTGCGGATAACGCAGAAACTCTTGTATCGTCTTCAACTGAATTTGATACATGGCTTAACGAGGTAGTCTTCGATTTAGATAACTTTCGTGCAGGACCAAAAAGAACAGGCGATGGATCGACTGGAGAGAATGCACAAGAATCTTGATACTGGAATGACACGCATAAAGTATTTGAATATGTGTGAACAATTAGATCAAGAGCCTATAGAAATTGAAATTCCTCCTGACTGGGAGGATTTTCCAGAAATTATACAGCAGGCAATAAATACCTTCAATCAGTTAGGAGATAGAGTTTATGCTGAAATAGGCTATACTGGAAAAGACTATACTAATTTAACGCATTTTATAGATGTATATGAAGTGCAGGATAAAGAATTTTTCCTTGAAATACTTTCTTGGCTAGATTCAAGAGCTATCAAAAAATCCTCAGACGACTTAAAGAGGCAGTATGATAAGCTAAAGAGAAAATAAATTGGCAAATACAGTAAGCTTAAAAATTAAAATCGATGATGATGGCTCACTGTCCATTATTGCCAAGGAAGCAAAAAAAGCTAAAGAAGGCGTAGAGTCGGTATCTAAAGCTACTAATAAAGGCGCCAAGGCTTCCGACAATTACTCCAAAAAGAATAAGGGAGTAGCTCAAGCTACTTCTAACGGGACAAAAGCATTCTCTAAAATGACCACGGGTATTACTGGTGGTCTTGTTCCTGCCTATGCAACATTGGCCGCAAACGTGTTCGCGTTATCTGCGGCTTTCAACTTTTTTAAACGCGCCGCAGATGTATCTATTCTTGAAAAGAGTCAGACACAATATGCAGGCTCTACAGGTGTCGCTCTAAAATCTATTACTGCAGGACTAAGAGAAGCCTCAGGAGGCATGTTAGGATTTCGAGAAGCAGCTGAAGCCGCCGCTATTGGTGTAGCTAAAGGTTTCTCTCCTCAACAGCTAGAAGACTTAGCCTCTGGCGCTAAGCGTGCCGCAGCCGCTTTAGGACGAGGCTTTGAAGATGCT